TATCTTTGTTAGGTCCTTTTTTTATCACATAATCTTGAGTTCCACTAGCACCTGTTTCTACTTCTTTTTTCAAGTTTCTAAACAAACTCATCTCAGTAATTTTTTTGTATTTCTCTTTTAAAAAGCTCTCTATCGCTTTAGTATCTCTCATCAACAATCCCATTTCCTTAAGGATTTATTAATTCTTGAATTAGGGTCTCTTGCTGTTTTTGCTGAAGTAAGTTTCTTTTTCATGCCACCCATACGAGCACAAAATGATTTACGTCTAGAACTTGTTTTAGATTTAGTAGGTGCTTTTAATGTACCTTTTTTATAACTAGCACGACCTTTAGCATTCAGTCCACCTGATTTAGATTTACCTTCTTTTCTAGTCCACGCTGCAGTAGCCATTATGCTTTCTTAGATGTTTTTTGACTTTTTTTAATTGCTTTAGCGGTAGGTGCTCCTTTAGCTCCTTTAGCTCTCATTTTTTCACCACGTTTTTTCTTCATAGCAATATTATACCAAAGCCCTTTTTTAGCTGTACGTCCGTCTTTAGTTTTGTGAGTATCTTTAGCCATTATTTTTTTCCTTTTATTATCCTTTTTGTGCAGCCTGACAAGCAAGACATCTTTTTTTAAAATATCTGTGTCCAGGACATGATTGTATTAGAACCGGTACATCCGGCTCAGGTACTTTTGTATAAAATTCTATATGCTCATCTTCATCACACTTACATGCTTTGATATTAAATAGTGAACAGATAAAGTTTTTTAAATGAGTAAACATTTATTAACCTCTAGATTCGTCTCTTCTATCTTTAAAACTTTGTGTCTTTGTAGACTCTTTACCATCTCTTGCTCCTAAAGATTCATCTAACTTGTCGTTAGCTGTTTGCTTCTTAGGTGATGACTTTGCAGTCTTACCTGAGAATCTTGAGATGTAAGGTCTTGTTCCATAATCGTTTCTCATAATATTTTCTCCTTATTATTTTCTTTTTATCAGATCTGTTGCCTTAAGTCCATAGACGGATGCAATGACGCCGACAAAAATTGTTTGATACCAAAATGGTAAATTTCCAAAGTGTAGGAAGAATAACTCCATTTTTTCCATATGTACAGGATTATCTGACCATACAGACCATCCCAGCATTACGATGGGCACCGAGAGCAAAAGCAAAATAAATTCGTCCTTCCAGTCCGATTGTCTAGCTTCTAGTAATTTTCCAGAATACTCTAATTCTCCAGTACTCATTTTATGAGCATGTTTCATAGCAGCATCCGACATAAGCATCTTTGTCTGTTGCTTATTTTTGTAAATGTGTGAGCCTGCAGAAACGGCTAATTTAATTGCCGATAACCACATATTAAAACCAAGTAGCTTTTTGAGGTTTTCTAGTCTTTGTACCTTTAACAGTTACTGTGTCGCCTTGAGCAATGTAGTTTCTTCCTCTGATACTTGTTTGAGATCTAGGATCTAAATGCAAGTTTTGAGAAGACTCTTCTACTTTAACTCCGCCACTAGCGTAACCATCTTTGTTTACTCCAACTGCTTTTGTTATTTTTGGGTCCTTCATAATTTTCTCCTATTTATTTAATATACTAATTTTTAAGCCCTTTCAAGACATTTACATCTCTAGCTTTCATAGCATCTGATGTTAATTTAACGTCTGCAGACATCATTGATTTCTCAATGGCTGTATCAGCTCTTAATTGAGCTAAATCTTCGTTTTGTTCAAGTTTTTTATCATTAATATCTTTTGCTTGAACCATTTTAGCTCTATCAAGATTAATTCTAGCTTCATCTTCTTTTACTTTACGTTCAGCTTCCATAGCTTTTAAATCTACTTCTCTTTGTTTTAATTTAAGTAATGGGTCATGATCAAACTGAGATGTTATTTGTTTTTCTTCCTTCATAAAGTCTTCAGTCATGTCAGCAATCAATAACGCTTTTCTAGCTTCTATCTTTTGAGATATTTGTTGTAGCTGTTGTTGTGCTTGTGGGTTTTGAACTGCCATTTGTTGTAGCTGTGGTAACATTTGCATTTCTTGTGGAAATTCTAATTGTACCTGTTCTTGTGCCATCAATGATATGTGCTCCATAATATTTTTTTCTAACGCTGCAGTAATGCTAGGATTGTTTCTAACAAAATTACTTGCCATAAAATTTAAGTGAGCAGTAACATGTGCTCTATGATCTTGTCCTGGAAAAGCTTGAAATGCCTTTTGTCCCATTGCATCTATATGTTCTAATGCTGGATCTTTTGGTTGATTTGGTGGAGGTGGTGGTAAAACTCTATCTATGTCTTTTACACCTATTGCTTCATACATACTTCTATACGCCATATACATGTTATGCATGGGTGGGTTAGAAGTTGCTAATCTTAATTGTTCTTGTGCTAATGATATTCTTTGACTCATTGAGAATATATTAGGATCAGCTACCGGTAATATATCTACTCTTTCATCAAAGTCTGTTGCTTTAATATTTCTAGATGCACCAGGAACATCATAAGGATATTCTGGTGGTAAAGACTCACCAAATATTTTGGCAAGTAATTTAAATTCTTGTTTAAGACCTACATATAGTCTTTTATGGATTGCTGACATCACTCTTGAACCACGTTCTAAAAGAGCTACAGTTGTACCAACAGCGGCCTGTTGATTCCCGTCCCCAACCTGCATGTCAGCAATGGACGCGAATCTTTGTCCTGCTTGAACTACAATTCCCATCAATGACAATAAAGTTTGTGATGGTTCCTTGTAAGGTAAGAATACAAAAGCATCTTTTAGATTACCACCTGGAGTGTCAACATCTTTAAATTCTCCTGGTTGGATCGCTGTAGCGTCGTCTTTTACTCTAACGCCTCTTTGTTTAAATCCTGCGGGTAGGTTTGATAACGTCCCAGCATCTAATAACTGACGGAGAGCCGCAGTTGCAGTACGGCTCAATCCGCCAATCATATGAATTAATCCTAAGCCATAAAAACCTAGTCCTGGCAGAAATTTGAAGTGGACGAAATATTGGATTTTATTTTTCTTTGGATCATTGGGCGCAAAGTTTCGTCTAATAGACAATACTTTCCTACTACCTTCTTCGACTGTAACGACGTAAGGTAATTTTATTCCCGTTGGCTCTCCGTCGGGGCCAAGGTCTTCGAATCCTTCCAAATCTAGATCAACGTGGCATTCTAGAATTGTATACAAAGGATCTGTTCTTTGGGATTTTGTAACACCTTCAACTTCTCTCTCTTTGTCTTCGAGTTCGTTAGTGACTGTGCCAGTTGGTTTTGTCAATTCGATGTCAGAATAGAATCCAGATAGCATCTGTTTTCTTAAATCGTTTTCTGACATCTTGACAACGTGGATGACCGATTCTGCATCGTCTAATGAGGTAGCCGTATACGGAACAACAAGGTCATCTGCTGGAACAAACTTAGAAACTGCTCGTCCCAATAAATCGTCGTAATAAACTTTTTTAAATGTAGAACCTGATAGGGGCAGGTAAAATAACATTTGATCAAAATCAGTTTCATATTCTTTCATCTGATCCATGATCTGATAGTTCATAAAATTCTTAACTCTTTGTGCCTGCATTTCTTTTTGTGGATCTGATTTACCCATTACCATTGTTCTAACGGGTCCATCTGCAGGTAATAATTCTTTGTAAGCTAGCGCTTGAAATTGTGTTACAGCTTCAGCCAGCACAGGGTGAGTTGCACCACTTGCTCCTTGGAAAGGTTCAGTTCTGTTTGTGTATTTAAATCCTAATAAATCTAAACCATTAATGTAAGATCTTTCCCAATCTTTACGAGACATTTTGTATTCCATGTAATCGTTTTGTAATTGATTACCAATTTCATCAGTATCGTCTTCTGGGAGTAATTCATTTAAATTTGCAAAGTGATCTCCGCCATCTTCAGGCATATCAACTTTAGAAGGATCAAAATCAATTGTAGCTCCTTCTTCGTCTTCAGTAATTTCTACAGGACCATTTCCAGTGTCTTCAATCTCCTCAACGTTAACCTCTTCTGCAACGGTATCTTCAGGTCGTTCGTTAGGGAGAGCTTTATCTATATCTGCCATATATTTTCTCCTAAGCTTTCTTAACTTGTTTTGGTGGTAATTTCAACCCCTGTGATAGAGGTCCCTTTTTAGGTGGAACTGCCCACCATTTAAATGCAGGATTCTTAGCTGCAAGTGTTGGGTTTTTCTTATTCTGTGGTTTTCTATTTTTTGACATTTAAACTAGCTATGCCTCCTTTATTAAAGTTTTCATTTGCACCATAATAACCAGGATATTTAGACGCTTCTTTTTGTCTTTCAAATTTATTATAATCATTTGTTAAATCTTCTAATATACTTATGGGTTTTTCTGCAAAATCTTGTTTTCTTTCACCATAAACTATTTTCTTTTTAGGTCCATCTTTAAAAAAATAATTTTTTAAACTATCTCTTGGTTTTAAATTAAGTTTGTTCATATAAAGTTGTTCTAAACCAAGGGGTAATTTCTTGTCTTCGTATTCAGCGTCTTGATAAGTTATGGGTCTAAAATCTTTAGGTGCATCTTCAGTAGCTGATATATAAGAATCAAACACAGATGTTAAATTTCTGTCTTTTAATTTATCAAAACCAAAAATAGGACTAAATTCTTTTTTAGCCATTCGTGTTGCTTCCATTTCATCTTGTAATGATTTCATTTCTAAAGCTTTAGCTGTTCCTGGAGTAAAGACATTTTCTGTTAAAGTTTTAGCTTTTTTCATCAAAGCTTCATCTTCTTTTTGTTCTTGTTCTTTTGTGTACATAGAAGTTCCATCAATCATTCCAAAACTATCATCTACTAATCTAGAATCTTTTCTACCTTCTATTCCTTTTATATCCATTAGCATGTCATTAAATGTTACTACATCTTTAACATATTTTTTCATGTTAGATGGTACTGTGCCAGACTCTAATAAATTTTTAGCTTTAGCGTAATCTTTTGTGTAAGGTAAAAAAGTCTTTGTTAACCAATTGTTAGCTAGCGACTCATTTAACGGTGTGCCTTGTCTAATAACATCATCAGTAATAACTCCTGCTTCCCACAATCCCATAAAACCTATGGCTGGTAAACCAATTAAATTTTTAAGCCTAAAAAATTCCGCTGGATCTACTATGTTTTTTAAAATATTACCCCCACCTTTTAAAATATTTAATGATGCTTTAGAATAGTTTCCTTTTTTTAAATCATCTATAAATGCTTGGATACCTCTTCGTGCGCATGTAGTTATTTTCCCATCAGGGGTTCCTTCTGCAAATAAAATTCTACCACCCGCTGCTTTACCGCATCCACCAGGAT